ATCTCATTCCGAACTCGGTGATTCACGGCGTTCCGGTCTGGAGGCTTCAGCGTGGTGCCAGCGCGGTGATTATGCCTCCTGTCGAGGGAGATATTGGCCTGATTGCCATTTGCGATCGTGATATCACGGCAGTTAAGAAGACAAAGCAATCCGCATTGCCAGGTTCAAATCGCACGCACAGCTATTCTGATGCCATCTATCTAGGCGGTGTGCTGAATGCAGAGCCAAGCCAGTATGTGAAGTTCGCCAATGATGGAATTGATATCGTGTCTCCACTGGTTGTCCAGGTTAATGGGAACACCGTTGTAGTCAATGCTGATGACAAAATATCTCTGAACGCCCCCATCATTGAAGCTAACGGTCAGCTCACTCAGGGTTCAGGAAGTTTCGGTGGTAACGCGACATTCGGTGGCACGATTACTGCAACCGGTGAGGTGACAGGAAATGGCATCCACCTAAGTACGCACAAGCATGGTGGTGTACAGACTGGCTCCGGAAATACCGGAGCGCCAACAAACTAACCCGCTTCGGCGGGTTTTTTAATACCCGGAGTTTACATGCTCACCAAATCACTGCTTTTGACTGACCAGTGGGATATCACGCTGGACGATAGCGGAAGCATGGCAATCACAGCCAATCCCTATGCAGTAGCGCAGGACGTAGCATGCGCGTGCTCAACATTTCTCGGAGAGCCATGGTATGACACTACGCTGGGTATTCCGTATTACGAGCGCATTCTAGGTCACTGGCCTGGAACGCAGCTAATTAATACCAAGATGGCTACAGAAGCCAAAAAGCTTCCATACGTCCAGTCAGCATTCTGCACAACAACGGTTGGCAAAGCAGATCGCCTTGCATCCGGCGTTATGACCATAACAGACCAAAACAATATCACATCAACGGTGGTTTTCTGATGACTCATGAAGAATTAAAGACATGGCTTAAATATGACATGAAAACTGGATGTTTTACGTGGAATAAAAAGCCTTCTCGCAGAGTTTGCGTTGGTGATATTGCAGGAACTCTTGATACCGATGGTTATAGGAAAATTAAGGTTATGGGAAAGGTAATCCATTCCCATCGACTTGCTTGGTTTTATGTTCATGGATTTCTGCCAGAGCAGGAAGTAGACCACATCAATAGGATTAGATCGGACAACAGAATTGAAAATTTAAGGCTCGCAACACGGTCTGAAAATGCGAAAAACAAAGAAAAGTCAAAGGCAAACACAAGTGGTTTTAAAGGTGTTAGTCAGCAAAAGAAGACTGGTAACTGGGTAGCGCATATTAGGTTAAACGGAAAAAATAAGCATCTTGGCACCTTCAGAAGCCCAGAAAGAGCCTCGATTGCATACCGGATAGCAAGTCATTTTCACCATAAAGAATTCTCTCCCACATATGAGGTAACAAATGGCTGAAGTAACAGTTAGCACAGCCGTCCCCTCTGTCACGTTTTCCGCTACCGGCATTGCCGTTCCTGATGAGATAGACATTCTCAACGGGCGATTAACTGACCTTGATACCGCCATGGGCGGAGGGATGAGTAAGAGTCTGACGACTCCGCAGGGACAGATTGCCATGAGCGATACGGCAATCATCGGAGACAAGAACGACAATCTGGCATGGCTGGTTAACCAGATTAACCCTGACTTTGCTGAAGGTCGCATGCAGGATGCGATCGGACAGATTTACTTCATTGACCGCATCGCAGCGATTGGCACAACGGTAACTGCAACCTGCACTGGCCTTGTAGGAACTGTTATTCCTGCAAATAGCATCGCTCAGGACGCTAGCGGTTACCTTTACTACTCACTGGCTGACGCTGTTATCCCTTCCTCTGGCTCTGTTGATGTCGTGTTCCAGAATCAGGCATCAGGCCCAATCGCCTGCCCAATTGGGGCGCTGAATACTATTTACCGGGCAATACAGGGATGGTCTGGTATCACCAATGCCACTGCCGGGGTGCTGGGCAATGAAGTTGAAAGCCGGGCTAACTTTGAATACCGCCGTAAGCAGTCGGTTGCTGGAAACTCCAATAATCAACTAGGGGCGGTATACGCTAACGTACTGGCTGTAAGCGGCGTTACTGATGCATATGTGACGCAGAACAATACCAGTCTTACTGTAACGAAGGGATTCACCAACGTATCTCTGGAGCCTCATTCGCTCTACGTATGCGTGTACGGTGGCGCGTCGGAAGATATCGCAAAAGCGATCTGGCAGAAGCTTCCTCCGGGTCCGTCAATGGTTGGCAACACCACATACACAGTGGTGGACGATGTTAACTACGTCCAGCCTTACCCTGAATACGAAATCAAATGGCAAACGCCATCAGCAGTAAGTGTCTACTTCAAGGTTGAACTGGCTGACAATAACTCACTGCCGGGAAATATTGCCACACTCGTACAAAACGCGATCATCAGCGCTTTTAATGGCGAAGACGGCGGAACAAGAGCACGCATTGGCTCAACCATTTATGCTGGCCGTTACTACGCGGGTGTGCAGGCGATTGACAGCGACAACGTTGATATTTTCAGCATCACAATCAGCCGTGACGGAACGACATATCAAACATCTGCATCCTTTGGCATTGACGAAGTGCCGACACTGGATGCATCAAACATCTCGGTGACACTGGCATGATAAACGTCGCGGATACAATCCTGACGCAATATGCCGACAGCCCGAAACTCAAATCCCTGATTTACTCGTTCAATGATGCCGTAGGTGTTGAAGGCTTTCTCGATGATTTCTATGACGTGATATGGAACATCCAGACGGCAGATACCTACGGGCTGGACGTATGGGGAAAAATCGTGGTTGTCAGCAGGCAGCTGACGGTAACAGAGAACAAAATTTACTTCGGCTTTAATGAGGCGTCATCAGACCCGATTCTCGTTGACGACCCGCAACCATTCAACCAGGCACCTTTCTATTCTGGCGAACTTTTAACTTCAACTGTAACGCTCACTAATGATGCATATCGCAAGCTAATCATGATGAAGGCTGCGGCGAACATATCTGATTGCACCATTCCAAACCTGAACAAATTACTGACCTTTATGTTTGGTGATAGCGGTCGTTGCTATGCAAGGAATGATGGCGAAATGGTCATGAGCTACGTATTCGAATTCCAGCTTTCAACAGTTGAGCTGGCAATAGTTCAAAGCTCAGGTGCGCTTCCTGCCCCTATTGGGGTAACAGTTAATATCGTTCAGCAGGTATGACATGAACTCTTCTGATACCCCTTCAAGAATTACCAAAGCGTTTGGTGTAAATGGACTTAAAAACACGATCCCTGTTGACTCAAGCACCTCCACAGACAACAACGGCGTAGCGACATTCGACAAAGGATTTCCTGCCGTCACTATGCAGCCATTAAGCGCTGGAGGCATCCCGCCATCAGGAAAGGACATGAATGGTGTGCTGTATTCAACCACGATACAGCAACAGTGGCAGAACGCCGGGATGACATACCCATTCAGTCAGGACTTCTCAGATGCGGTGAGTGGGTACCCTAAAGGCGCAATCGTTCCAAGCTCAGTTTATACAGGCCAGTGGTTAAACCTTAATGAAGCCAATGGGACATCACCTGAATCCCCGACAGGTGCCAATACCGGTTGGGTGCCAATCAACAACTATGGCGTAACTCAGATCACGATGACATCAGGCAGCATCGTAATGTCATCACTCCAGGCCGCCAAAGACAGAATTATTATCAGCGGCGCTCTTACTGCAAACGTGAACCTTATCTTCCCTGCGTGGATTAAATCGTGGGTAGTACACAACAACTGCACGGGGAATTTTACGATCACCTGTCGAACAGCATCCGGCTCTGGTGTGGTTGTTATTCCAGGACTTGTATCCCGTCTATTTTGCGACGGCGTAAACATCAGTGATGAAACATACAACCCAAATAACGACATGGTCGGGATGATAGCTGCGTTTGCAGCAAGCAGCGCCCCAACTGGATGGCTCGCAGCTGATGGAAGCGCAGTAAGCAGGACAACATACGCAAGACTGTTCTCCAGGATTGGCACTATTTACGGGGCTGGGAACGGCACTACTACATTCAATCTGCCTGATGGAAGGGGCGTATTTCTGCGAGGGTTTGATGCAGGTCGTGGACTGGATAGTGGTCGAGTATTCGGTAGCTATCAGGAAGACTCCGTAAAAACAATCGACCTGAGATTCTATGGCCGTCAGGGCTCTGGGGCGGGGTCGAGAACAGTATTCTCAGTAGAAAACAACAGAAACGCCTTATATACCACAGGCATTAGCCAGGACGATGGCAGCGTTCAGCCTGCATTCCAGCAAATTGGATCCACATCAGAAAACCGGGTCAAAAACCTCGCTCAGTTAATGTGCATCAAATATTAGGATTCCCAATGTCCATTTCAGATACCTCAAAAGCTCAGCGTTATGCGTCTGTGGCTGAAGTTGCTGCTGCCCAGGCAAAACTTTATGCAGATAAGCTTGAGAACGCCCCTGACTACGCTCAGCAGGCCGCTAACTCAGCACTTGCCGCAGCCGCAAGCGCACAGGTCGCGGTTTCTGCAGAGTCTTTAGTTAATGACCTAGCCATTTCCGCAAGCGAATCAGCTACCAGTGCCGCCGCTTCTGCTGCGGAGGCTGGCAATGCAGCCGCAGCAGCTGTAGGTCAATGCATTCGGGTTCCGCCAGGCGAACTGGTTGACCCTTTGCCAGCAGCAGCAAGCAGAATTAACACATTTTTAATCTTCTCAGAAGATGGCAGTGTATCGCTAATGCCAGAGTCTGATGTGGCAATACTGGATAGCGAGGGAAAAATTCCTGTATCCATGATTCCTGCTGTAGCCATTTCTCAGGCCTTTGTGGTCAGCTCTCAGGCTGCCATGCTTTCTCTTGATGCTCAGACCGGGGATGTGGCAAAGAGAACAGATCTTGGTTATTCGTTCATCCTGTCTGCCGAGCCAGCAAGCACGTTAAGTAACTGGGTGCAACTTACTGATGATGTTCTTGCACAGTTAGGCTTGCCAACTGGCGCTACGCAGGTTGGCGCAACAGACGATTCTGGCGGCAATACCACTGTTCAGGGTGCTTTAGGTCTGAAAGTATCCATATCCTCACTTGCAGCGCAAAATGGTGAGTTGTTAGTGGGTACGTGCCCTGATATAGCCACCCTTAGAACCATAGAACCAACAATTGATGGGCAGCACATTACCCTTAAGCAGCATACGTCAGGGACAGGCCTTGGAGGTGGGCAGTTTAGATCTGTGGTAAATGGAGCGTCATTCACAGATAACAATGGAACTATAATCAAGACCGCTGGTGGTGCTGCGTGGCTGCGTATTAATGCAGATGTCACCAACCCGCTTATGTTCGGAGCGCTTGGAGATGGCGTTACAAACGACTTGGTTGCTATTAACAGGGCAATTGCAAGCGCATCTAAGACAGATCTTCTTGGTAGAACCTATCTGATTTCAGGTGGCGCTATTGAGGTGTATAACACCAATCCTTGCTCTGTTTACAGCGGCAAGATAACAGAACCAGCTGTCAACAACACTACAATGATGAGGGTATCAGGATCCGGTAAGAATATAACTGACATAATTTTCGACGGAACTACTGGTTTAACTAGTAGAGGAATTATATTTGCTTCAGGAAGCACAACAAGCAAGGTATCAGGCTGTCAATTCCTCAATCTGAAAAATCCCGGCATTGGTGTAAGTGGCGATTATACTAATAATATCTTTTGCAGCGATATTACAATCGACAGGAATTTATTTAACAACTGTGGTAACTCAGGTGTAAATTACGACAAGAATACAATTGTTATGGATGGCGCTTTACAGTGCACAATTTCAAATAACAGGGCAACAAATTGTAATTGGGGAGTTTTTTTTAGAAAGCCTTATACATACCCCGGTCTTACTGAAACCTATTGCCTATATAATAGAGTGGTAGGTAACTATTTTTCAGCGAAAGGTGGATATCCTTATAACCAGTGCATTAGCGCACAAAGTCAGAGGCACTTTGAAGCATCTGGGAACTCTATAGAAGGCTTCATTGGTAACGCTATCGACAACCAAAGGTGTGATTTTAGTCGCATAGTTAATAACAGGATAAACTCTGGAGATGATGGCATATTCCTTGGTGATCTGAACTTTAGGGGGCACGTTGTATCTAATAATGTGATTACTGGCTGTGCAAGGGGGATCCGTGTTTATGGGCTAGCAGCTGCGTCAGAAACTGATTTTAAAAATCAAGTAATGGCGGACCTAGTAATTACAGGTAATAGCATACATGATAGTACGCTATATGGCATATACGTTTACAGGACAGAGCCGACTGATACATTTAGCGGATTTAATATCTCAAACAACGTGGTTGATAATGCTGGCAGTAGAACGATTACGACGTTGGCACAGGCTATACTGGTAACAGGTCTTTCAAATGGTGTGGTTAGCGATAATATTATTAGATACGCCAGACAGGAAGGGCTGCGGTTTGAGAATTGTTATTCTGTAAGTGCGATTGGTAATAATATTTCAGGCCACGATGTAAGCAATACTGGTACGTATGGTGTTTACATTGATGTGAACTGCCGTGGTGTAATTTTGCGTAACACAAATATTACAGGAGGTTCCGCAACAGGTGGAGCAGTAAGAGAGACCGGAGTAAACAATACGGTTACAGGTACTCGCTGGAATGCAGTAGCATCAGGGGTTAACTCAACAGGCACAGGGGCAGTTCTGGCAGATAACGTAGCATTCTAAAAAAAGAGCGCCCTAGTGGCGCTCAGCAATTAACTTACTCTGTTGCAATTTTGTTTTTATTAACATTGGCAATAGCGGAACTATAACCCCGAGGATTACATATAGTGCAAAAGAATATTGATTATAAACATTGCTCAGCTTGCCATTTGCATTATTTTCAAAACCAATAAAAAGGAAAAATAAATTCAATATTGCAAATACAGACAAATGCCATGACATTATAGACTTGGAATTATCACCTATAATTTTTAGTAGGTAATTATCTCTTAAAGATAGAATGTTGGAGAATATCACCACGACGAATATGCATGCCATGGATGTTACTGAAGTCATAATGAAACCGGATGGATATGTTGACCACGCCATAGCGCTTTGCTTGGTAAGACCAAATGATATGATTGTTCCTGTCGCAACTATTAAAAGCATAGCAGCGATAGGGTTATATATCGATAATGATTGCTTTTTAAGCGAATATCCAAACAGCATGAACATAGAACCATAAAGTGATTGAGCAGAAACGTTATAAATTTGATAACCTGTTTCTTTATACTTCACGGCGCAAAGGTGAAGAGCTACAAAACCAACAAGTATTGCAATTATTATCAAAGTGATACTTTGAAACTTAGATTCAGTCGTTACTGAAATTATAAGTCGTGAGATAATAGAAGATAAGTAGTAAGCAAGCAAAAACCAGCAAACAAGGAATAAAGGATTGTTGTGAAAGTTTTTTTCTAATGGATTGGCAGAGAAAGGTTCGCCAAAATATAGTCCTGTAAACTTGCTTAATGTTATAGCTAAAATTCCTGTCAATATGTATGTCAAAATTATATAAGGAATTATTTTTTTAGATAGTTTGTTTAATGCTTTAAAAGTAAACATTTCATTTTTTAAGGTCAATCCACCAACAAAAAAGAATAACGGCATGTGGTACAGGTAAGGCTGCATTACATTGAAAAAACCGCTTGTGTAATGCCCAATAACTACAACTATAATGCCTATTGCCTTCATATAGCTGACTGATAGGCTCTGCTCATAACTAAACTCTCGCATTGTTTATCTCTTTGTATTTTAGCTTATTAAGTTATACAGTCATATAGACGGTGTTTCTATGAGATTATGATCGCGCCGTTAAATCATGGGCGATCCATTATGGGTGAATGGGTATAATTGGCCTTGTCATGCACCCACACCCAACAAGATCGCCGACATGAATTCTCCGAAATATTCCCACTCTGATGCCCTTCTTGAGCTGGAACTCTTGTCCATCAAGCGGGGCGTGGTTTTGGTGCCTACATAGGTAGCTCTCATAAACCCATGTAGCTTTATCTATGCCGGATGTCATCTGCCTAGCTCTTTCAAGTTTAGACCTTACAAGCCCCCACAGCACACGAGAAAGCACTCTAGAAGCTGATAAATTAACCCCAGTAATCTCAGAAATTCTTGCGGCAGACGAGTGCAGATCAGATCCGCACGTAACGACCTCGCTGTAAATTCCTTTCCCTTTTTTTACCTCTACCACACATCTTTTTATTATCTCAAGTTCTGATTTAGATGCTTTTCCTGAGAACATATCTCTGATAATTAACTCTTCTTCCCTGCATATAGAAATCATGACTTGTCCTTATTCTTCGGCACGAAATCATATTTGCTAACCAGTTGAGTCACCACAGCCTCTTTGACGTTATCAACCAATATTCTCATCTCATCTTTTGTCATTGGCATGTTTATATTGGTTGTGTCTACACCCCCCTTCCTATCGTGGTGCGAAACCCACGCCTCAATAGCCATAACGATCTCAGCATTCATTGATCTGCCATTGGCTTTGGCTATCTCTGAAATCTTCTCTTTTAGTTCCGCTGGCATCCTCACGCCATAAGGTGCGATGTCTCTTACTTTCATTACCAAAACCCCGTGAAGTCATATCTCTACACAATGTAATCACAAATGCTTTGACAATCTATGCTCACGATGTATGATTTGTGTAGTAACTACAC